TCATGCTGCATGTAATTTGTTCGGTATGACATGCAAAGTCTTTTCGCTGTAGACGGTGGTGTTACTGGGAATGTCTTTGTTCACAAATGACATAGCGCCGATTACAACGTTGTCACCGATGCGAATCTTATCTGAGATGATACAGGAATTCGCGCCAATGCTGACATTGTTGCCAATAACAATGGATATCGGCTCTTTATGAATACTAGCACCGGTAATGCCAATCGTTGTGTTCTGTCTGATACGCAAAGAGTGGCCGATGACAGCGGAGCCGTTTATCACTATCCCGTGATGGTGGGAAATCACCAGTCCGGGTCCGATGTGTGCCCCTAACTGAATCTCAGTTCCATATTTGAAAATGAGGTTTCTGTTTATCTTCGCAGCTCGTTTTTTCAGGAAGTTACTGTCTGAATGATGCCAGTACGAAGCAATGCGCCACCAGAAGTGGAAACGGCGATTGGGGCATTTGATAGCTTTATGCAGCACCCTGAACCATGAAAATGTTTTTGAACTCATCATTACTTCCCGGCGCAAGCATTCATGCAAATGTTCTAATTGTAATTTTTTATCCATATCGTCTTATCCCTTAGCATTTGTGCGGAAATTTAAATGTAAAAGGTGTGAAAGGCAATCTTGAGTTTCCCTTTATCAGACGTATTTTTAGCCCGAATTTTTGCAAACGATGCTTGATACATGACGCAATCGGTAATGTGAGGGGACAAAAAGGGGACATCCGCAATCCCAACAACAAAAAAGCCACTCAATCGAGTGGCTTAACGGGATGATTCTAAAGCTAAAATTTGGTGGCCCCTGCTGGACTTGAACCAGCGACCAAGCGATTATGAGTTAGGATGCAATTTCTTACCTAAAAATACTTATCTATAATTATCAGTAACTTAATGATACTGAATTTACTGTATATATAACCAGAAATACTCTAAAATACTCGCTTGCGGTATCCTATAGGTATCCTAGAGCAAAACAAGCGATTTACAGGATACCTTGATCGCTTGGTATGGGGTGTTTGTGGAAACATTCAAATTCACGAAAGCAAAACTCGAAAGCTTGCCGCCTGCGGAACGTGGCCAGATGGAGTATGGTGATACCGTTGTTAACGGGCTACGGCTCCGAGTGGGGATCAGTGGCGCGAAGAGCTTCTGTATCTCCAGAAAACGTAATGGCAAATTTATACGGGCCACCTTAGGCAGATTTCCCGATCTTACTATTGATAATGCCAGGGCAAAGGCTCTCGAACTGCTGGGAGACGTAGCCACTACAGGCAGAAACCCTAACGTCGAAAAGCGCATCAATGAAAAGGCTTTGGTTACGCTTAATGATGCGCTGGACACCTATATCAAAAGCCGTGATGAACGGTTAAGCGCTGATACAGCAAAACAGTATCGTTCCATCCTGCAAAATTTCTCTGGTGACTGGATGAAACAACCAATAGCCTCTATCAGCCGTGAACGGGTGGAAACCAGACACAAAGCCGTTACTGATGGTTCTGTGTGGTTTGGTGCTGATAAATCAACGCTACGCGCAGGGGTTGGAACCGGCAGTAAAGCACAGGCCGATCTCTGGGCTAGGGTGCTTCGTGCTATATACCGCTTCGCGCACGATCATTACCGTGACGAGGAAGGGAAAACGCTTCTTCCGGACCCGCCTACAATGGTACTGAGCACAAAGCGCAAATGGCATGGTACCGTGAGGAAGACTGAACGTATCCGCACCAATGAGCTTGGCAGATGGTTTAGCGCCTTATCGTCCGTGCGAGAGTTTGCCGAACAGGGGCGCGATGATATAGCAGCGGCGGTTTGTGATGCTGTGGAAATGGCTATTTTTACCGGACTGCGTAAGTCTGAAATTTTAGAGCTTAGTTGGGATAGAGTTAATCTTGGAGGCCGATATTTTTGGATTGATACCACAAAAAACGGCGATCCGCTTGAACTCCCCATTACTGAAACTCTACTGAAATTATTTCGCCGCCGAGCCAAGATGAAAGCGGCAGATGGATTATTGGTTTTTCCTGGTGATAAGGGAGTAATTAAAGAGTACAGGCACATTATCGATCGCATAAGTGCTGCCACCGTACCAGAACCAAACCCAGACCTGCTAAAGCCTATCCCTTTCAAATGGCATGACGGCCGCCGAACTTTCGGCACCGTTGCTGAGCTGGTGGGGGTTGGTAATTATATCCTGAAACGCCTGCTCAACCACCGAACGATGAGAAGCGCTGATGTTACCCAGGGCTATCTTCATTTCAGTGCTGATGAACTTATGGAGCCAGCTTCAAGAATAGAACGAGCAATACTTGAATATGCTGGGTTGATTGAAAGTAAAAAAGATATTAATACTCAATTAATGTCTGCTTTAGCGAATCTGAGCGAAGAAGAGAAAAGAAAATTAATCTTCGCAATATCAAATGATAAAAAGGGCTTTAAGCTATGACTCATGGTGAAATGAGTATTAGAGCTACAATTGTGGCTACGTTTATAAACGAGCTTTTTATTGATGGTGCTGATTCTACGGCTATTTCAACCTTGCGCGATGGATTTAAGAATGATGCCTCTGCAAGCTTGGCGCGAAATATGGTTAACAATATAATTCATTATTTCGAATGCTCTGATAATCCCATTGAAGAATTTCTCTATTTTATTGGAATTGAGAGCGCTAAAACTGGGGTGGATGACCAGTCAATCAACACATTGTTGTATATGGATGAAAAACAAACACCATTTTTAACCGATATACCATTATCAGGTGATGGAATCACAGCATTGAATGCTGCGCTTGCGTTACATTTTTTAGGAATGAAGAATAACGGTGATAATCTTGCAAGAGTTGGCATTAAATTGCTAATGGAAGGTGTTTTTAGTGACGAAATATCCATTAGGGAGTTTAATGAAATAGCGCAAAAGGCGATTTCAGATGCTCAGAGAGAAAAGGCGAAAAGACCCCGTAGCCCATATTATTCAGAGGTTATTGAAGTCATTAAACTAACTTGGGAAAAATATCCTTGTGGTGCAAAAACAGCGCTGCTTGATGCCTTGGCTGCTCATTATCATGGCAAGGTAAGTCGTAACGCATTAGATAACTGGATCTCCCTCTCTGGATTGAGACCCCCAAAACCAGAAAAATATACACGACTTGAATTAGTATTCCCCCAATAGCTGGCTGCTGGGGGGGCGTTACTGGTTATTGTGTTGTTGCATCCGGCAGTTGAGAACCAGTAGCCTGTTATTGGGCTGATAATTCGCTACCCTATCATGGATATTTATCACCGCTGTTAACCATTAATACACGGTGATAAATATGAAGTTAGTCAATTCTCCTTTCTCGTTAGAGCGCCTTACCCGTGCAGAAGCGGCCGCTTATCTTGGTGTTAATTCTCAAACTCTAGCTAATTGGGCTCATACCGGAAAGGTGGAAATTCCACACCATAAGGTTGGTCGCAAGGTTATCTACATGAGGTCAGATCTCGATAGCTATCTGGCATCAACCCGTCGCACGCAAACAGCCTGAGAATCAGCATGGGAAAATTACCAGAGCTTATCCCGGTTACAGCGGGAAGTATCGACGGGCAACCAGCCACGCTTGTGAGCGCAAAACGTCTTCATTCTTTTCTTGGCGTTGGGCGTGATTTCACCACATGGATAAAAGGACGCATCAGCCAGTATGGTTTTACTGCTGGCGTAGATTTTACTGTGGTAGAAAATTTGAGCGCCCCCGTTTCGGGGAGCTCAAAATACCGCCAACAAAATGCACATGATTACCTGATCACCATCGACATGGGTAAAGAGCTGGCAATGGTTGAGCGCAACGAAAAAGGGCGGGAGGTTCGCCGCTACTTCATCAACTGCGAACGTCAGGCAAAAGCCGCCGCTAATATCCCGCAGACGTTACCGGACGCCCTGCGCCTTGCTGCTGATCTGGCAGAAAAGGCAAGTGAACTTGAAAACCGGCTGCTGGCCGCTGCGCCAAAAGTTGATTTTGCTGATCGCGTGGCGGAGATCAGCAAGGGTATTTCCATTCCCAACTATGCCAAAGCCGTAGGGCTTGGCCCCATCAAATTATTCGGCTGGATGAGGCAACATGGAATACTCATCAATGGCGGCCAGCGCCACAACTTACCTATGCAGCGTTATATCGATAGCGGTTATTTTGCCGTACGCCAGGGAACGTATGAAACGAATGGCGAGGTAAGAGCCTCATTCACAACGATGCTGACGGGGAAGGGTGAGCAGTGGTTAACGAAGAAACTGATCGCTGATGGTGTATTGCCGGAGGTGCCGAATGCTGACGCTAAATAAAACAAAGGCAGCTTTGCAGAGCTGCCAATGCCACTACGAAAAAATCAAGCAAAGTCAGGATACCAGGGTTAATGCTGGTGGTCAAAGCCTGAGCGCTCCTGTGATTTCAGGAACTGCGCCATTGGCGCGGTTAAGGTGTACGGCATTGGCGCATACCCCATTTCCCCAAATCTGGGGAGATCTGGATCAGCGTGCAGGGTCTACTGCAATGCAGCATACCCCGGAGATATCCCGTAATTTCGACCGTTACCCAGATATTGGGTATCACTGTTTTTTAGTGACCGCTGAGCAATTCTTTTATCCGCCTGAGCCGGTGAAGAAAGGTATCTGGTTTCGAGTAGTCTTTATAACCAAATTCGCCCTGTTCTATATGGTTTTCATCGTCATTAGAAGCAAAGATTTTATAGGCGATTGGATCGGTATCCCATGCTTTGTCCGTTCTGACAATGAAGGGGGAGAGTTCTTCTTTAAATTTTTCGATAGCCTGTTCTCTGGTAAGGCGATTCTTGGTCATTACTCAGGATCCCCATTGGCTGATTGCTTGCTCTGTTTACGTAGGCGGCGTTTGATCTCGCCTTGCATGGCAGAGTTTATAAATTGCCCTGTACTTTCGCCGGGAGTTTTCACCGACTCCATTCCTTCAATGATTTCGTGTGCGATGCGAGCTGTTACTGATTGTGATTTCGCATTCTTTGAACCGGTTGCCATGTCTACATTCTCCAAAGTTGAGTGTAAGACACTATACACTAAAAATTATTACTTGGAAGCATTGACGTGTAAGACACTTGCGGGCTATTGTGTGTCTTACACCTTGTTTGAGTTAAGGTGCGTAAATAGCGAAGCCCGGCAGTGCGCTAACACTAACCGGGCCTCTGACCACAATGTTATCGGAGCTAACAATATGGCTGACTTACAGCATACCCAAACTCGCCCGGAATTTACATGGAGATTTCTCTCCGCTTCTGAGCGCTACCCTAACGCCAAACCATTGGTGATCTACCTCAACGCATCCAGCGAACAGGAGGCCCGCGACAGTATGCCGGGTGTAAACCTCATTTTCGCTGCACGTCTCCCATTCCATGCCTTTCAGGCTATGGAGGTACGCCATGCGTGAATTAACCAATAAAAGTGCGTCAATAGCCTGTGAACTGGCTGCGTTGTTGATGGTTGTCGAAGAGTGCGACGTTGATCAGGTTGAGCGGGAAAACCTTATCAGCCTGGCTAGACGAGTATCGGATCAGTTGGCAGCAAGCATGGTAGAGCAGAATTCAAAGGGGGCGCTCAATGGATAACCTTTACACCTACCGTAGCAAAAAAGATTTGCTGTTACTGGCGCAAGAGGTTGCCGCGCTTCTGTCATGTGCTGCTTACCTTGCGACTATCAGGGGAGAGGAAGAGCGTCTCCATGTAATGAGTTTAACTGGCCTGGCTCAACGCCTTTCTGACGAACTGGCAAACTCACTGGATATTTCTACTTTTTCAGACCCTGAATCGCAGGAGGCAAAATCATGATCAGCAATGTGAAGTTTAACGAGCTGGCTAACCGCGTTGATCTGCTGGTTGAAAAGATTTTGCATCTTGAGGCACAGGTTAAGTCACTCACTGATAGTCAGGGGGGTGAAATCCCTCCGGGTATGACGCCAGTAGCAACACTGGCCGCTGAATACGGTATCTCAACCAAAAAGGCTGAGGAACTGGCGAAAAACACAGGGGTGATGCTGGTTAAGCTGAAATCTGGCGGGTTCGTTGCGCCTGATGAAAAGTTCAGGGAAGCGGCGCGGCTGGTGTTGCGCAGTGCTAAGCGCAAATATGGCTCTGCGTACTGGTTCCATCCTCTGATCGGCAAATTCCAGATGAGCGGAGGCATACCAAAATGACGGTACAACTGACAGCTGTAGAAACTGTATCTGATGCCTTGTTCACCTGTTCATATCTATGGGCGCATGGCAAGCAGTACAGTCGCAGCGATTTGGATAAAGCCCTCCACCAGCATAAGGACCCCACTACCCGTTACGGAAAGCTGGTGGCTCGCCTCAACCAGATAGCAGCAATGCCGTATGAGGAGCTTTGTGATGCCGGGTATCTCGACACGGACCGCAAACAAATGATTACCGCGCGGCGTTCTGTGCTGGTGGAAGAGATAGGCGAAGGGGAAATGAATGCCATGCTGTCTGACGTGCAGCGCATTCACCGCGTCTTCCCTGATGCTGGAGCAAAGTTCAGGACAAAGCTGCCTCTCTCTCGCGGTTCTGAGGGCTTTGATATCCGTCAGGACTATATCCTTAAACACTTTCTGCCAGCGCAATCACTGTGCAGCATTTACGGTCCCAGCGGTTCGTATAAGAGTTTTCTCGCTGTATCGTGGGCCTGTCACATTGCTGCGGGTCTGCCATGGGCTGGGAAGAAGGTCACTTCCGGCGCGGTGCTGTATGTGGTTGGTGAGGGGGGCGTAGGCGTTCCCCGGCGTATAAAGGCTTGGGAGCAGGTGCACGGCATACAGGCGGATAACCTCTGGCTGGTTAATCGTCCGGTGTTTCCTGTGCGCGAGTCAGAGGTAACGGAAGTGCTTCTGGCTGCCAGGCAGATTGAAGCCGAATGTGGTGTACCGGTTCGCATGGTAGTGATCGATACGCTGGCCCGTTGTTTTGGTGGTAACGACGAGAACGACGCTCGTGATATGGGGGCGTTTATTGAGGGTTGTGACGTTATCAAACAGAAAACAGGTGCAACGGTGCTGGTAGTACACCACTCCGGCAAGGATGAGGGGAAGGGCGCTCGTGGTTCCAGTGCTTTCCGCGCCGCGCTTGATACCGAGTTTAACGTTAAGCGTGAAGGGGATGGAAAGGCGCTCATTCTGACCTGTACCAAGATGAAAGACGCGGAAGAGCCAGAGCGTAAGGCGTATGACCTGAGAACGGCAGAGCTTTACACCGATGATGATGGTGAACTGGTTTGCTCTCTGGTGGTGCACGATCAGCCGAGAGAGGCTAAAGAGGTTGAGCCTGAACTGGCCCATGTCTCCCGTCTTAGCGATAACCACCATGCACTATGGCAGGCAGTTCGCAGCCGAACAGCTAATGGGGAGCCATGCACTATATCCATAATTAAAGACGATCTTCGTGCAACGCTGGGTGCAGACAAAGTGAGAAAGTCGTTCGCGCGCTGGCTGGACAAGCTGGAGAGTGAGCAAATTATTCGCATCGAGGGTGAGAACCTTTACCCCGTAACAGTCGAGTAAGTGCGGCGGTAAGTGCGGTATGTGCGGCATTTAGTGTGTTTTATGACCAAATGCCGCACTTAGTCCCTGTATACACGCGCTAAGTGCGGCATTTCACTGAAACCCCTGTCATTACTGGGTTTGCATGATTTTTTGAAATAACTGGTGAGGCGCGAAGTGCGGCATTGCTAAACGCGGCGCTAAGTGCGGCATCATGGACAAATCAGGAGTAAGCAAGGGGGTTATAAAGACGGCTATTGATCTGGCAAATTATATGGATAGCGGGTCATGGCAGAAACCGGAGGAGGTGTTACATCGAATCCTGATGTCACTTAAATATGGTAAAGATATGACGAAACGCGGCGAAAAAATTCATCGAGGAGATTTTATGCCAATCACAATACAGGATATTAAAGATCACAAAGACCAGTTCGGACTTCATGACCTGGACACTATGAGCATTGAGGAATACCAAAAATCTTTGTCAAGTGGGGCATTCTTCTGGATTGACCATCATGATTTTGTGCGAAGCACATTATCTGAGGAAATCCTGGCAACAAACAGAGAACAACTGGAAGTATTGATTAAACACTTACAGAGCTTTAACGGCAAAATGTCACCCTAATCGTTAGAATTAAAAAGGTGGCCGCTTGACGGCGGCTATCTCTCAATACTTATCAAGTATATCTCTTAAGTTAGGGTTTAAAGTATATTCAAATCCTTTTTGTGGTTGTTCAAAGATGATGGAGTCACTGTAATCTCTAAAAATATGATGGCTGGGTGTGTAATTTAATCTTCCATCGCGACCTGTCCATGTTGTTTTTATCACGTCTTTTTCTAAAAGTAATTTAAAGCAAGATATTTCTTTTTCAGCCATAGCACCAAATGCTCTGAGCGCAGCATTTTTTTCTAAATTAGAAATATCATTATTGAACGTTTTTTCAAGAATTTCTTTTGCGATAATCGTTAACGCCACGCTCTGTGAACGTTCTCCTGTTGCAACAACGTAAGTGATTTTTAGATTGCATAAAGAAAACAATGTGGCACCTTTAGCATGGGATACATTATTTTTGCCAATAAGTTTTTTTATAACGTAAAGTTGAAAAACATCCAATTCACTAATTGAAGAGTGAATTTTATCTTTTAGTTCTTTCTTTTCACGCTCTTTATTCTCTTTTTCAATTAGTGCTTGTGCTTCTAATTTGTTTTTTTCTATTTTTTTGGATATGATGGTATGCATGGTATTAATAATAGAAAATACCAAGCGAATTGAAGTTATTAAAATCAAGCTTTGTGGGATTAGCTTGGGCACTGGATCTAATATGAAATGTTCTGGCGAAGAAAAGAAAATAGCTGCCAAGCAAGTCAGCAGTATTGCGATGTTTAACCGAACATCAGTCATTTTTTGTAAGGATTCTAAAACTTCTTTATACCCCTGCATTTATGCACCCGTATCAATCTGGAGAAAATTGTAAATTATTTATACCCAATTCTACTCTTTCCTCCTCCGTACTCAAGAGGGGGTTTTATTTAGTATCCTCATGTATATCTTAAAGAGTGGCACTCAGACGTGAGCCGCCACAGGCCGTCAGGTTTTTGCCCTTCAGACAGGCTCCTTTACTGACGGCCTTTCCTCCAAGCGCTGGTTTCACGTCTCAACGTTAATTGTTACGGAAACCACTCCATGAAGAAATTACTCGAATTACGCCAGCAGAAAGCCGCACTCAAAACCCAGATGCGCTCCATGCTTGACAAAGCCGACACCGAAAAGCGCAGCCTGAACGAAGAAGAGGGCAAAAAGTTCGATGAACTCCGCGCCCAGGCTGATTCCCTCGAAGTTGAAATCACCCGTCTTGAAGCAGTCGCCGACGATCAGCGCAATCTGCCTGGTACTTCCGTTGAAGGCGAGCCAGTAAGCAACGACGAGCTGCGCCACTACATCATGACCGGTGATACCCGCTCTCTCTCAACGCTGGTGCAGGCCGACGGCGGCTATACCGTTATCCCTGAGCTGGACAAAGAGATTATGCGCCAGTTGCAGGATGATAGCGTGATGCGCTCCATCGCAACGGTGAAGACGACCAAAACCAACGAATACCAGAAGCTGGTATCTGTGGGCGGCATTACCATTAATCGCGGTACCGAAGGTGAACCACGTACCGAAACCAGCACGCCGAAGATGGAGCGCGTTGATATCAAACTCAACCCGATCTACGCCTACCCGAAAACCACTCAGGAGATTCTCGACTTCTCCGAGGTGGATATTCTGGGCTGGCTGTCTTCTGAAATCGCCGACACCTTCACCGCTACCGAAGAAAGCGACTTTGTGAACGGCGACGGTGATAAAAAATCCAAAGGCTTCCTGTCTTACCCTCGCGCGGCCACTGCCGATAAAACCCGTCCGTTCGGCACGCTGGAGAAGATGGAAGCTGCTGACGTTTCCTCTGATGGGCTGATCGATCTGCTGTACAAGCTGAAAGCCAAATACCGCAAAAACGCCGTATGGGTGATGAACTCCAACACCGCCGCAAAACTGCAAAAGCTGAAAAACGGCAACGGAGATTACATCTGGCGCGATCGTCTGGTTGCCGGTTCTCCCGATACGCTGCTGGGCCGTCCTGTTCAGTATCTGGAAACCATGCCGGATGCGGAGGCGGGTAAAGCGTTCCTCGCGGTTGGCGACTTCAAACGCGGCTATTTCATCGTGGATCACACCACTGGCGTGCGTACCCGTCCTGATAACATCACCGAACCGGGTTTCTACAAGGTGCACACCGATAAGTATCTGGGCGGCGGCGTGGTGGACTCCAACGCTATCAAGGTGCTTGAGCTTTCCGGCTCCGGTTCCTGATTTGACGTTTAAGGGGCTGCGGCCCCTTTTTGCCCTCTGTGGAGTCCAGTAATGAAAACAATCGATTTTGAAATCCGTACCTCCGAAGTGAGTGCCAGCAACAAAAAGCTGGTGGGCTATGCCGTGCGCTGGAACAGTCTCTCAGAAATTATCTGGGACGAGTTCCGCGAGCAGTTTGCGCCGGGAGCGTTTAAAGACAGCCTGGCATCCGGTAGCGATGTGCGTGCGCTGTACGAGCATAACTATACCCAGCTGCTGGGCCGCACTAAATCCGGCACGCTGGTGCTGTCCGAAGACGATGCCGGGCTGCGCTTCGAGCTGACCCCGCCGAATACCCAGCTTGGCAACGATGTGCTGGAGCTGGTGGAGCGCGGGGATATCTCCGGCATGAGCTTTGGTTTCCGGGCGCTGAAAGAGGCGTGGGATATTGCTCAGTCCCCATACTTGCGCACTGTTACCGCTGCCGAACTGCGGGAGATTACCGTTACCTCTATGCCTGCTTATCCTGAGTCTGGCGTGGAAATCGCGCACCGTTCTCTTTTCTCCCAACATCCTGAACTGCGCCGCGCTGGCGATAACCGTCGCCGCTGGGCTGAATTAGCGGGGCTCTGATATGTGGAATATCTGGCCGTTTGGCCGTAAGTCTGAACCCTCTGAGCAGCGCAGCATGACCATTGATGAATTTCTGGCGATGGCAGGGATTCCAAATACCGGATCAGGCGAGTATGTGTCTGCGGGTACTGCGGAATCTCTGCCGGCGGTCATGAACGCCGTATCAGTTATCAGTGAGGCGGTGGCAACAATGCCCTGCTACCTCTACCGCGTGCGTAACGATAACGGGCGTGAGGCGCGAGAATGGCTGAGTAATCACCCAGTGGATTTTCTCCTGAACGAGCAGCCGAACGACTGCCAGACGCCTTACCAGTTTAAACGCACGATGATGCGTCACTGCCTACTTAATGGTAACGCCTATGCGGTGATCCAGTGGGGCCGCGACGGCCAGCCGCAATCCCTGCACCCGTATGCGCCGGGAGCGGTTGTTCCTGAGCGTATCGGCCAGCATAAATACAAATACACCATTACTGAACCGTTTACCGGGGCTGTGCGCACTTACCTCCAGGAAGAGATCCTGCACCTGCGTTACTCGACCGATGATGGTTTTCTGGGGCGTTCGCCGATCACCGTCTGCCGTGAGGCGCTGGGGTTAGGTCTGGCTCAGCAACGCCATGGTGCCAGCATTATGAAAGACGGCATGATGGCGGCGGGTGTGGTGGTCACTAAAGAGTGGCTCGACAGCGTGAAGGGCAAACAGGCAATGGATGCTCTGGAACGCTACAAAGGGGCCAAAAACGCCGGGAAAACGCCGATCCTTGAAGGGGGGATGGACTACAAGCAGCTTGGCATGAGTAATCAGGATGCCGAATGGCTGGCCTCCCGTCGCTTCACCATTGAAGACATTGCCCGCATGTTCAACGTGTCTCCCATCTTCTTGCAGGAATACAGCAATAGCACCTACAGCAACTTTAGCGAAGCGAGCCGCGCATTTCTCACCATGACCATGCGCCCGTGGCTGGCGAACTTCGAGCAACAAATCAAATCTGCGCTGCTGGTGGCCTCTCCGGTTCCGGGAACTCGCTATCAGGTGGAATTTGACTCTGCTGACCTTCTCCGTGCCACGCCAACTGAACGTTACGCCACTTATGAGCGAGGCATTAAGAACGGGATCATGAACCCGAACGAAGCCCGTGAGCGTGAGGGGATGCCACCGCGTGAAGGTGGTGACGAGTTTAGCCAGGCATGGAAGCAGGAAGTGAAGATCAGCAAAGATGGTAAGGAAGGTGACGAATGAGAGCTGGAAAGATGAAACGCCGCGTTACCTTTCAGAAGTCTGAATCTCACCGCGACCCGACAGGTCAGGTTATCTATGAATGGGCTGACCTTGCCACCGTCTGGGCTGAAATTCGAGCTATCAGCGGGCGTGAGCGCATGTCTTCCGGGGCACTTTACTCCGAGGCTACTGTGCGAATCTGGACGCGCTACCGCGACGATATAACCACCGCAAACCGCATTCTGTACCGCTCTCCAAACGTCCGGGGGCAGGTTTACGGCATTGTGGCCGTAATTCCTGATGTGGATCACACCCGGCTTGAACTGCTGTGCAAGGGAGGCATTTTCAATGAGTGAGTTAATCGGTCTGGAAGAAGCAAAGCTGCATTGCCGTATTGATGATGATTACGAAGATACGCTGATACAGGCGTACATCGATGCGGCGCTGGAGGTCTGTCAGAAGCATATCGGCAAACGGTTTGATAACGGTCTGGAGTTCACGCCCGCTATCAAAATCGGCTGTCTGATGTACGTCTCTCAGCTGTACGAGTACCGCACGACAATTGGCGACACTGACGCCAAAGAGATACCGATGGCTGTCTCTGCGTTGTGGTCTGTCTACCGTGATGTGGGGGTGTACTGATGCCGTGGCAACCACTACGCCGGTGCACAGAGCCGGGATGCAATAAACGGGTGAAGTCTGGCAAGTGTGACGAGCATAAGCGGGAGGCGTGGCGGGCAGAGGATGCAAGACGCGGCCACCGCCGCGCGCGTGGTTACTCAGCCTCATGGGAGAAGTATCGCGCTCAGTACCTTAAGCGCTATCCGTTGTGCATTGAATGCCAGAAGCTGGGCCTCTACGTTCCTGCAAAGATTGTCGATCACATCATCCCTATCAATGGTGGTGATGACGTTCTGTTCTGGCCTGAGTGGAATCACCAGCCGTTATGCCAGGCGCATCATAACCAGAAGACCACACAGCAAGACCCAACCACCAAAGCGAAGCGCAAAGCAGGGCTGTACCGTGAGCAGGAAGATCGTGCAGCCCATCGCAATGACTGGATGTATGAGGCTGACAATGACTGAGCAGGAACAGCAGCGGCTGATAAGTGGGCTGATAAAGCAGCGCGAGGCATGGCAACCAGCCAGACAGAGAGCGCACACGAAGCCCGTAGCAAAGCGCATGAGCCAGCGTGACCGGGAGCTTATGGAATGCTTCCGCAACCGCTGACAGGCGGCATGGGCGGGGTGGGGGAGGTTTTAAAGACAAACCCCCTGCTGCAAGGCACCGCCTGCCCCCTCAAATTTTTACGCACGGTGATTTCTTTGAAAATAAAACGCGATGGAAACGAGAAATTTTTATGGCAAGACCACCAAAACCGCCCGCTTACCTTGATGAGTTAGCTGCGCAGCAGTGGAAGGCGAAGGCAAAGCAACTGGCCGAACGCGGGGATCTGACTCCCGCCGACTGGAACAACCTTGAGCTTTTTTGCGTCAATTATTCGATGTACCGCAAAGCCGTGGAAGACCTTGCCTGCCGTGGATTCAGCATTGTGAACAGCCAGGGCGGCGAGAGCCGAAATCCGGCGCTGAGCGCAAAGGCCGACGCTGAAAAAATCATGATTAAAATGTCGTCGTTGCTGGGCTTTGATCCGGTAAGCCGCCGCCGTAATCCGGTAGAAACGGAAGAGGAGGACGAGCTTGACCGTCTGGAATGATTACGCAAACGCCATTAAATCCGGTGAAATTCTGGCCTGTAAGCGCGTAAAACAGGCCGTTGAAAGGTACTTTTCAGACCTGAATGACCCCCGTTATGAGTTCGATACGGCGACCGTGGAGCGGTTTATTGCCTTCTCCCGGCTCTGTCCACACGTCAAAGGCCCGTTGCGGGGTCAGCCTATCGAGCTTGAGCCCTGGCAGCAGTTCGCCTTTGCTAACCTGCTGGGCTTTAAGGTCAGGGAGTCAGGCCGCCGCAAGTACAGCAGCGCCTTTATTGAGGTGCCGCGCAAGAATGCCAAATCCACCGTAGCCGCCATGCTGGCTAACTGGTTTCTGGTGATGGAAAAGGGCCAGCAGGATATCTACACGGCGGCGGTGAGCCGGGATCAGGCCCGAATCGTGTTCGACGATGCCCGCCAGATGTGCCTGCTGTCAAAACCGCTGAAAAAGCGCGTCAATATCCAGGCGCATAAGGTCATTTTCCCGAAGAGCAACAGCCTGTTAAAGCCGCTGGCGGCGAAAGCGGCCACCATTGAAGGAACTAACCCCAGCCTGGCGATTGTCGATGAATACCACCTTCACCCGGATAACGGCGTTTATTCCGCGCTTGAGTTGGGTATGGGCGCACGTCCGGAGGCGATTTTGTTCGCCATCACTACCGCCGGGAGTAACGTTGTCTCTGCCTGTAAGCAGCATTATGACTACTGCTGCCAGATTCTGGCCGGAGAAGAAAGTAACGATTCGCTGTTTGTCCTGATCTACGAGCTGGACGACGAAAGCGAGGTTGAGCAGCCGGAAATGTGGATCAAGGCTAACCCTAACCTGCATGTGTCCGTTGACGCAGCGAAACTGGAATCCACCATCCAGAAAGCGCGGGGCATACCGTCGCAGTGGGTGGAAATGCTGACCAAACGTTTCAATATCTGGTGTCAGGGCTCCACGCCGTGGATGGGTGCCGGTGCATGGGATGCCTGTGCGCTCGACTATAACGAAGACGATCTGGCCGGAATGGAGTGCTACGCCGGGTTTGACCTGTCCTCTACCAGCGACATCACCAGCGTGAGTTACGCTTTCCCGTTCGACAGGGAGATCCGCCTGCTGACCCGTCATTATCTGCCGGAAGCACAGCTGCTTAACGTCGCCAACAAAAACCGCGCCATTTACCGCCAGTGGGTAAAAGCAGGATGGATACGCACCACACCCGGCGACTGTATCGACTATGACCGCATCCGTGACGATATCCTGCGCGACGCTGAACTCTTTAACATCCGGCTGGTGGGCTTCGATACGTGGAACGCCACGCACCTGCGCACCCAGCTACAGGGTGCGGGCCTTGATGTGGAGCCGTTCCCGCAAACCTATCTCAAATTCAGTCCGGTGGCGAAATCCTTTGAGGTTTTCGTTAATCGCAGGGTGGTGCGCCATCGGGGTGATCCGGTTCTGGCCTGGGCGATTGGTAACGTGGTGATGGAGTCTGACGCCAACGCCAACATCAAGCCCAACAAAAAGAAATCCTCTAACAAGATAGACCCGGCGGTATCTGCGCTTATGGCGTTCGGCACCTTCCAGGCTGAGCACGAGGATTTTTCTTTCGATATGAGCGACAGCCATAAACAACGGCTGGCGACATTTAACGGTATCTGACAGGAGTAACACAATGAATACAGTTAACAATGAAACACTTGCTACCATCCGTATGTTTGGCCCACTAGGTAAGACCTTCGGTAAAACCCACCAGCGCGTGATAAGGACTACGCATGAGGCTTTCCGGGCTCTGGCCGTAACTATTCCCGGTTTCGAAAAATACATGAATACAAGCAGGGCTCGCGGTTTAACGTACGCGATTTATGTCGGGAAAAAGAACATTGGAGCAGATGACTTGGAATTTCCGAACAATGGGCGCGAGATTCATATCGTTCCGGTGGTAATTGGAAGTAAAAAAGCAGGGATGCTACAAACGATTCTTGGTGCGGTACTGGTAGTGGTGGGGGCAATTGGGGTTACGGTTGGTCAGGCATGGGGCGGTGGTACGTGGGGCCCCGTTGCCTGGAAACTAGGTGCGGCCATGATCGCTGGTGGTGTTGTGCAATTACTTTCCCCACAACCAACTGGACTTGCAAGCAAACAAAGTGCGGATAATAAAGCTTCATACGCATTTGGCGGCGTTACGAATACTGCTGCGCAAGGTTATCCGGTACCATTGCTTTATGGAAAGCGCCGTATCGGCGGTGCAATCATATCGGCAGGTATCTATGTGGAGGATCAGCTTTGACAAATAAGATGCTACTCTGGCCGGAAGGCGAGGTATTTACCCGAGAGGTATTAATACCAACGAAATACGAGCCATTGCCAGTGGAGGTAACTTACATTGTTCCTCCTTTCGATAAGGTTGTGGAGACATGGCAGAACAGGGACCCGGCGAAGGCCTACGCTCTTTTTAGACAGTTCATTGTTGACTGGGATCAGCAGGACAAACTCACCGACGAAATACTTATGTGTTTTCTGACAGCTTATCCTGGTACAGATGAAGCTATTTTTGCGGGTTGGTGTGAGCATATGAAGGCGCATCTTGAGAAAAATCAAGAGTCATTTACCCATTCGCCAAATACTATTAATTAAGCCTGCATACCCGTTATGCGGTTGGGTTTAAACATCAATAAGAGGATGAAGTGAGAAAGATATTTTCCTTGTTCGTTGCATCGATTTTACTGGCTGGTTGTTCAGTTGACACTATTACAAGCAAACCCCCTATTTTTACTGGTAAAAGCCAAAAAAAACCAGCGGAGGTGGTTCGTTGCTTAGCGCCGAAAATGTCAGATCTGAACCCATCAGCAGCAACAATGGAAACTGAAACGGGCTACAGAATAGTGGTATCTGTTTCTGACGTAGGTGCTTCGGTTGTTGCCCTTGTGAATGCTGACGGTGATGGTTCAGAAGTCAAAATTCACGCTTTTACAGCAGGTTACGGAAATCCATGGGGAAAGATGGCTATGTCTTGTATATAAATAATTTGCTAATGGTAGGAAGGGGTGCCCGGCTTGCGCCGGGCGGGCTTTTTACGCTATCTATGCAAAACATAAGAAAGGCAGACTGCTATAAACACTGCTAAAAGCGGAGCAACTCCGCCGGCAGCGAATGCCGTAAACAGCACAGCGATTACTTGTGCACGCTTAGACAGCAGGTCTGAGCCCATAATAGAGTCGAACATAAATTCTCCATCATGGTTCCTGCCGTCTCTTGATGAGTTGGGAGCAAGAGTCCAGACCCGTGGCGCTTTTAGTGTTGATCCAGCGACTTTGGCCGCCACGACCCAACTGGAAGTTTAGGCCTTTCGGCCAAACCGTTACTCCAAAATACCCACTTAAAGTATCCTATGGGTATCCTAGAGAATTGATAATACTTACCAGTTATTGTAAGTCTTTGATATTTGGTGGCCCCTGCTGGACTTGAACCAGCGACCAAGCGATTATGAGTTCCTACAGGAACAACCGAAAATCAATAGTTTGCGTTTAAAAACAGTTAATTAGATTATCAAAAACTATCTATAATTATCATCATTACTCATTTCTACCGCCACTTTATCGCCACTGACCGCCAGAGGGTTGAGCTTAACGGCATCCTCTAAATGGTCAGGAGCAAAGTGTGCATATCGCATCGTCATTTTGATGTCGGTATGGCCGAGCACTCGCTGCAAGACCAGAATATTACCACCATTCATCATAAAGTGGCTGGCGAAGGTGTGGCGCAAAACGTGGGTCAATTGCCCTGCCGGTAGTTCGATGCCTGTTCTTTCCAGAGCAGACCGGAACGCGCCATAACAATCACTAAATAGCCGACCTTTTTTATCATCAGGTAGAGACTCGTAGAGCTCTTTGCTGATTGGAACGGTGCGGTTTTTCCTGCCTTTCGTGTTGGTGTATGTGATTTTGTATTTCGCGAGCTGGCTTTTTCTCAGGCTCTCGGCTTCAGACCACCGTGCGCCAGTGGCGAGACATATTCTTACCACGTTTTCTAAATCAGGGTGGTCATGCCGTTTGCACTCTCCGAGCAATAGCAAAATCTGGTCGTGAGTTAGCCAGGCCATTTCCATTTCCTCAGTGCGGAAAGGGCGCATGTTTTTGAGTGGATTTTCCCCCTTCCATTCCCCGAGGCGGTTTAGCTCATTGAACACCGCTCGAAAGTAGGCCAGCTCAAGATTAAGCGTGCGGGGCGATACCTCTTTCACTCTGTTTGAACGGGCATACTCACCTTTTAACCGCTTTTCTCTGTAACGGGAAAATATCTGCGCATCGAAATCGCGTGCGAGCGGTTCGCCCATACACTCAAAGGCATGGTGCATAGCCAACTGACGTTTTAGCCCGTCTTTCAGGGTAATGCCGTGGGCGCTGTACCATGCGTCAACAAGTTCTTTTAATGTGCGCCGGTCTTCCTTTTCTTCCTGCCAGGGGTTTTGTACGGTGTACTGCTCAAATGCCAGCGCCTCGCCTTTAGTCGCGAATTTCTTTCTAATACGTTTGCCTTTTGCTCCGTTTGGATAGAGCTCGCAAATCCAGCCTCCGTCCGGATTTTTACGGACTGTCATCAACTCACCTCACTATATATACCCACCACGCGCCCTAATGTTTGTATGTCATCAACTAAGCATTCAAAAGGCACTTTCCCTCCGGCAACGTGTAGTTTTCTGCCTGGTAAAATCGTTAACTCACGAATGCTTTTTGCTCCCTCAATATCTACAAGCCACGAACCATCTGACAGCAAGGTATCAGTCTCAATAAAGTGAGCCGCATTGTCTGAAAATATGCATTGTGGGTTGTTAAGGGTTCGATTAAAGAAAGATTTAGATATCCTCAAATCTGTACCGTTAATCAACCGACCTTCACTTAATGTGAATGATTTAACTGTTAACTCTTCAGATTCAACAGATGCCTTGATGTTACTACCGGATAGCTTTTCCCCTTTACCTGTAAGCAACCACTCTACGTTTGCACCTGTTTCCAGAGAACAATGGACTATGAAGTCATAGGAGATAGCTCCTCGTGTGTAGCGGTTTTGCAGGGAACTAGCTGCGATATTGAAGTGCCGCGCAAGCTGGATTTTTTGAGAAAATCCGTAGATTTCGCAAATCCTATCTAAGACGTGTTCGTTACTGATTTCTGAATCAATTTCCATAAAATTCGCATCCGAGTATTGACCGTTGCGGCTTTTGCGCATTACTATGCGGCTTAACCGTAGTTCATTGGTGATAATCGCTGACAATCGAAGAGCATCAATGATAATTATTGATAAACAGGGAATGATGCAATATGGCTTCTGAAATTACAATTGTGAAAATTCCAAGTGAGATTGTTTCTCCTCATGAGTTTGCAGCTTTAGAGCGGGTCTCTATCGCTACAGTTCGTCGCTGGACTACTGGCGACAACCCTTGCATACCAATCGAGCCGCGAGTCATTAAGCCTGGCCGTAAACGTGCAAGCGGCATGGTTCGCATTTACTACGCGCGCTGGAAAGAAGAGCAGTTGCGTAAGGCGCTGGGACATTCCCGTTTTCAACTCGTTATTGGCGCTTGATTCACTTTATGTGAATTATAAGGATGCAACATGTTAGATTTTCGCGTTTCGTCACATACACACTTCGATGACGCTTGCAGAAAATTCGCAGCCTCTCACAACGTAAAAGAGCTGGCTGTAAAGGCAGGTATCAAGCCGCATACGCTTTACAACAAGCTCAACCCAGAACAGCCGCACCAGCTAACTCCCCGCGAAATATGGACGCTGACAGACCTGACCGAAGATTCAACCCTCGTCGATGGGTTTCTGGCTCAGATTCATTGTCTGCCATGTGTGCCAGTTAACGAGTTGGCGAAAGAAAATTTGCAGGCTTACGTAATGCGCGCAATGAGTTCCCTCGGTGAGTTGGCTAATGGCGCAACATCTTCAGACCGCCTGACGACAGCAAAAAGACATACGATGGTCGAGAGTGTGAATTCTGGTATCCGTATGCTGTCACTGTCAGCGATGGCGTTGCATGCTCGCCTTCAGGCTAATCCGGCTATGTCGAGTGTGGTCGATACCATGACCGGCATTGGCGCAACATTTGGTTTAGTGTGAGGTGCTTATGCTGAAAAATGAACCCTCATTCGCATCTCTGCTCGTTAAGCAAAGTCCGGGTATGCATTACGGTCACGGCTGGATCGCGGGTAAAGATGGTAAGCGCTGGCACCCGTGCCACTCTCAGTCCGAATTATTAAAAGGGCTGAAAACAAAGCAGCCGAAATCGTCAGGCTTTTTAATTATTCGTATTGTTCACTTTATTATTAAAGGGATTAAACATGTCACGCGATGAATTAAGAATTGTTTTAGGTGCCATGATTCCAAATATGGAGGAAGGTTTTGAAATTAAAACCCGCGACGGCGCAATACTTCGCGTTGACCCTGAGTGGGAGTGCTGCAAAGAATTTAAGGATGGATTAAAAGCCGAAATCATCAAGCAGTTAAAAAGCAAACCTGCTGTTGTATTTGGATACAGTTAATTAATTAAACGTAATTACTTGGCGTAAACACGCCGGGCTTCTTATTGCCCAAAATCAGGAGAGTTAATTATGCGTAATACCGAATCTCGTAGTTTAAAGGCTGATGCCGAAGCGCTGGCCGTATTGCTGACAGATGCCAAAAAAGAGGAACGCAAAGACCGCGCCCTCGCAGTTTCAATCCGTCTTGAAGCACTGGCCGTGCATATCACGAATAAGCGAATGACCTGTTTTGAAGTGGCTGAACTGTTGCGTTCCGAGGCTACCCGCTACGAAAACGAATCACAGGAACTGCACTAATGGCAGACACAATTGATTTAGCCCAACAGCGTGAGCAGGAAGACCGCGAGCGCTACATCAACAAAGCGCGCAGCCGTATCTCTGCGCCTTCCCGTTTTTTCTGCGAAAAATGTGACGCACCAACCCCAGAAGCTAGCCGCATTGCGGTTCCGGGCGTGGATTTGTGCGTGACCTGTCAGCAAATCGACGAGCTCAAATCTAAGCATTATCGGGGGGTATGAATTGGCTGTTCAATTCGCGTTTCCGTGGAATGCTCCACGGTCGGCAATAACCAGTCCATATCTTACCTATGACCAACAGCATCGCCGCGACCGTATGTTCGCGGCTTTGCTGCATGCGAGAAAGGTGCTTTCTCTCCAGCCAGAATGTGTGCGCTTTGATGTTTATCGCACCGCTGCAGTTCTGGAGCAAAATCAGGGCAGTCAACGAGCCAATGCCTTTTTAATCAGCTTCTGCAAAAAGGCATTGCCACGTCTTGAACTGGTCGCAAAAAAATACGAGTGCTCGGGCATCAACAGCAATGTATCAGCCGCTGTTTTCGATGGTCATTTTGATACCCAGCTTATGCAATATCTGGCGTCACGCATGGTCAATATGGTCGCTAGATTTAACCGCCTCCCGGATATGTCGCGCGCCGATATTGACCTACTGGCCGCGGATATCGCTAATTTTATTCGCGCTGAACTGGCTGACATTGATGATACCGTATTTAGCGAACTCAAAACGCTATACTCCTGGTACATGCGCGCTGGTTTTATTTCCCTGCAATTCAACGTTACACCGCCGAAATGGGAGCGTGTGACTAAAAAATATTTTTGTGAGGATGAAATCGCACCGGCAGTAATGCGCATGTTTAATGAGGTTTGGTGGCGCGGTCGCTTGCGACGCATTGCGGCTGCATGGCGCGAACATCTGCAAATTGCAGTCGGCAACGTAAGCAAGAAACGACACGCATACGCGAGTAAAAACTGCGTGACCGACTGGCGCGAGCAGAAGCGCCGCACGCGCGAATTTCTTAAGGGGCTGGATCTCGAAGACGAAGAAGGCAACCGCATTAGCCTGATTGAAAAATACGACGGCTCGGTCGCTAATCCAGCAATACGCCGCTGTGAGCTGATGGCTCGCATTCGTGGGTTTGAAAATATCTGTAATGAGCTCGGTTATGTCGGGGAGTTCTATACTCTGACTGCACCGTCTAAATACCACGCCACCACCAAAGCGGGCTACCGTAACAGCAAATGGAACGGTGCAAGCCCGTCAGACACGCAGAACTATCTCACCGGTCTTTGGGCACGTATTCGCGCCAAGCTGCACCGGGAAGAAATCCGCATTTTCGGCATACGCGTCGCTGAACCGCATCACGATGGAACGCCGCACTGGCATATGCTTATGTTCATGTTGCCGGAGGATGTTGAGCGTGTGCGACTCATCATCCGTGATTATGCGTGGGAGGAAGACCACTACGAACTGAGAAGCGATAAAGCCAAAAAGGCGCGCTTCCACGCTGAGGCCATCGACCCGGAAAAAGGCAGCGCTACCGGCTATGTCGCTAAATACATTTCCAAAAACATCGACGGTTATGCTCTCGATGGTGAAACCGATGACGAAAGTGGTGAGTTGTTAAAAGAGACTGCTCCCGCCGTTTCAGCATGGGCGGCGCGCTGGCACATCCGTCAGTTTCAATTTATCGGTGGTGCGCCGGTGACGGTATACAGGGAGCTACGCAGAATGGCTGACCCTGAAACAGCCAGGGCGCTCAGTGTTGAATTCGCCGCAGTGCATGATGCGGCTCACTATGGACGCTGGGCTGATTATGTGAATGCTCAAGGCGGCCCATTCGTTCGCCGTGATGATTTACAGGTACGTACATTGTATGAGCCTCGAACTGAATTTAATCAGTATGGCGAAGAAACTGTGTGCATCAAAGGTGTATACGATGCCTCAATAGGCGCTGGCTCTCCTATTCTAACCCGGTTAACGCAGTGGAAGATTGTTCCAAAGCGTGCCGTTGATTTGGCCGTTGACGTTAAGGGCGCACCTGCGCCCTCTCGGAGTTCTGTCAATAACTGTACGGGAAGCGAAAGCGATCCACCGATACTGGATTTAACAAAACCACTGAGTCGGCGTGAAAGACGAGAATTGACCAACCGACTCAGGAAGCAAAAGCCAGCAACACGGCGAAAATTCATCCACGGAACGGATGAGCAAAACGCAGCTATAGCGAAAACTATCGACGAGATACATCTGACAACCGGCATTAATATCAGCCGGGGCGAAGCCCTGCACCTGATGGCCGGTGGTAAAAGTTGTTTTGATGGCAAATGGCTACGAGGAACGGCCAAAGGAGAAATATTTTCCGCAGCCCAATCGCATCAGGCTAAAGCCCGGAAAATCCTTAATCGTGTTGCGGCTTTAGCTGAACTGGCAACGAAAATGTAATCGCTAATATTCATCCATATCATGTACATACAGTGTATTTAACTGTGATTTTTTTCTTCACACCTTTTGCCAATACGTGCTACTGTATGTTTATACAGTATCTCGTTATGGAGGTTGTGTGGATAGAGAGTTGAGAGAGCACGTCATGATAGAGCGTGTCGAAATGATTGCGCGTCTGACGACTGAGGGCACTTGTCAGGAGCGAGACCGAGAAATTGCCTTAAATTTGATTGCGGAAATAGCAAAAGGCAACCTAATGAAAAACAATAATTTTTCCGTTGTTTTTTCCGCTCCGCCTGTCGATGAGACTTTTGCAAAGGAGAGCAAGGTGAAGGTAAATATCACGTTAGATAAAGACCAAAAAATAGGACAGCCGATAATTGATGCTTTTCAATGCGAATTGACCAGGCGAATACAGTCTGTTTTTCCGTCAACGCGCGTTACGGTTAAAAAGGGATCCATGACCGGGGTCGAGTTGATGGGGTTCGATAAAGATTCAGACCGCGAAGCGTTGGATAGCATCCTTCAGGAAGTGTGGGAAGATGAGAGCTGGCGTTAATACCTGAAAAATGTGCAACCCTCGACCCCATGTTTGATAGCATGGGGTTGTTTTTTATGGGATTACACACAAAGGAAAATCATGGATACTGTAATAGCATTTTTATCTCTGGCTCTCTTTATTGCTTTTATCGTCGGGTTAATCAAGCCGTCGCTAGTTCGAATGCCGAACCGTAAGCGCTCCAGTGCGGTTTATCTCGGTGGTTGTCTGGCGCTGGGCGTTATTGGCTCAATCTTATGGCCGACTGAAAAAAGTCAGCCGGTGGCAAAAACTGACGTACCGGCGGTTAAAGTGGAACCGGCTACGCCAGCGTTTGAGTACGCAGATAAAACCCTCAAAGAATATCGCAACGAGCCAAAAGAAACCCGGCACGATATCGTTAAAAGCTATGTTGGCTTCAAAGGTGTATCGGCCAGCTCTGCTGATGCCTTTTATGCCTGTATGAGCGAGTACACTTTTACTAAAGATGATGCGTTAAAGCTCGGTGATGTGTTGGGGTGGTGTTTCAACGACTTCGAGAAGGATCCACAATCTCTGAATAATAAAATCAACCTTGACGCATTTCAGGGTAATTTTAGCGGTTGGGATGGCTCTTATCGCCCGTTAGAGAAGCTGATAAAAGCCAGTATGAATGATGATTCCTCTTATAAACATGTTTCAACGGTCTACCATCTGATTTTGAATAAAGACCCGCATGCCGTTGTAAAAACAACTTTTCGCGGCACTAATGCTTATGGTGGCGTGGTCAAACAGACCGTAGCGGCACGCGTCAACGTGCGAACGGGCGAAGTCGATTCGATACTCGACAATTAAATATGACAAACGCCGCCGGTGCTGAAACTCGCTTTCAGTGCTGGCGGGGTTGAACAACGAGCCCCGCGAGGCGTTAGCCTGCCCCTGAATATCCGCCCCAGACCGGCACCATTAAAGCCGGTTTTTCTATGCCAATTCTCCGCGAATTTCCCGTTTTTTAGCCGTGCATGCAACAGGTGCATTGTTTTGCATGCGTCAGGCTTGCCCGTCTTGGCCGTGTGCCGCCAGAGCTGGCGCGGATCCAGAGTGGTCATGCAACTGCATTAAAACCGACCCATAAAGCGGGCAGGCGTGGCGGGGAAAGCATTGCGCGCCAGAGGTGGTGCATAATAATAAAAATTATCGTCTGAGCGCGTCGTGATGGCGCTGTCGTGGTTGCTGTTGGTTCGTTGGTAGTCGGGTGTGGTCGTGCGTGCGTGGTGCGTCTGAGGCGTGATGATGGCGGGGTATGAAAAAGCCGCCATGCTGGCGGCTTGAGGGGGAGTTATTCCGGGTTGTCGAGGGTGTACTCTTTGAACCTGATGACCTCCATGCCGAGCCAGTCGTTTACCTCCCTGAACCTGTCCTGCAGGGGTGACAGCTCGTTACGCACAAATACCTTTGCCACCTTCTCAACGTCACCGAGTGAACCTATATTCTCGGGCTTACCGCCCATGAGCTGGAACGGTACGCGGTGCGCGTCCATCAGGTCGGCGGCGCTGGCTTTCTTGATGTTGAAAAAGTCATCCTTTGTGGCGACCTCGCTCAGTGGCACGATTTTGATGCCGTCCGGTTTTCCGCCGGGAGCGTAGAAAAACAGGTTCTTAAAGTTGCCTAGCCCTTTCGAGTTTCGCATCGCCTCGCGCAGCGATTCGACGTCGGTCGCGCTCTGCGCCGGGTCGGTCACATACATGATGTAACCCGCGTGCGCGCCGTTCTGGTAATACTTGCGGCGGAACAGCGTCGCGGATTCATTCAGCCAGGCAGAATTAAGCGCGCTGAGATATTCGGGCAGGCCGTAAATCTCCTGATTAATATCGGGCTCCAGCAGGTGAAACACCGTATCAGGCGCGAACTCATGCGGTAGAGTGAAGTTTTCCACAAACCAGAATATAGAATCGTCGACCCCGCGCCGGGTGTATTTGGCCGGTGAGGCCAGCAGCTTGATTAACTGGCCGGTGACGCTGTGGCGCTGCTCAAGAAAGGCATTGCCGAATACCAGATAGTCGAGCGCAAAGCGGCTGAAATCCTGACGGGACAGCAGCGGGTGCGGAATGTAGGTGCTAGCGAGCACGTTGCGTTTAACGTAAATCGGTGAGCTGTGATGCACTGCAGAGCGCAGGCTCTTTGCCAGCCCGGAGAAGCTGACAGGCGGCTCGTACCATTTGCCGTTACTGATGCACTCGACGTAATCCAGAATATCGCGCTTATCGAGCACTGGCACCGGCTCGCCGAAGGTAAAAGCTGTTGTTTTTAGCGGTGCGCTGGCGGTCAGTTGTTGTGGCTTGCTGGCCTTCTGCGCAGCTGCTTTGCGGGATTTTTGCTTACCCATTAGTTGAACTCCAGAATAGATTTAGGCTGCATGCCGCTACCAGCGGAAAGCGGTTCGTTTAACAGGGCGTGCATGGTCGCCCATGCGATATCGGCGTGACTGGCTTCCTCGGTGCGGCTGGCCTCGTAGGTGGCGCTGCGCCCGCTGCTGGTCATGGTTTTGCGGATGGACATAAACGACTGCGTGACGTCGGTCGCCCCGGCGTCGTACTCCAGACAGCCACGGCGAATGGTGTCTTTTGCCTTGAGTACCATCGCGGTTTTCATTTCAGGCGTGTAACGAATGCCGCGTGCCGCCGGGTAAAATGAGCGCACCAACTGGAACACGCCGAGACCGAGGCCGGTTGCGTCAATGCCGATGTATTCGACGTTGTATTTCTCTGTCAGCTTGCGGATGCCCTCGGCCTGAGCGGCAAAGTCCATTCCTTTCCACTGGTGACGCTCCAGCATGCGGAACTTGCCACCCGAGACCACAGGCGGCGCGAGCACGACGCACCCGGCGCTGTCGCCGGTGTGTGACGGGTCGTAGCCAATCCAGACAGGACGCGAGCCGAACGGATGGTCGGCGAACGGGGCAAAGTCCTCCCATTCTTCCATCACATCGACCATGCAGCGCTGCAGCTCCTCGAACGGGAATACCGACGCTTTATCGTCGACAAACTCGCACATAAACAGGTTCTTAAAGTCCTCATCACTGTTTTCGCGTTTGAGCTGGTCGAGGTCGAACAGGGTGCAACCACCGGCAAGGGCATCCTCAATGGTGACAATCTGCCGCCACTGGCCATCGTCGCAGAGCTGGCCACCGGCGAGCGCGCTGTGGCTGATGTCGATTTCGATGCGGTCGGCAATACGGCTGCGCCCCTTGTTGAACAGCTCGCCAGACCAGAAGGGGTAAGCGCCGTGCGCCAGCGTGGAAGGTGTCGAAAAATAGGTCGAGCGCAGGTGCTTTTGCGAGGCCATGCCCGACGCGACTTTGCGCAGCTTCTGAAAATTCGGGATCCAGAATATTTCATCGACATACAGGTCGCCGTTATGGCTCTGCGCGGTATTGGAATTAGTACCGAGAAAAATCAGCTTTGCGCCGTTGTTGCCGATGACAATCGGGTCGCCGGTCAGGTCGACGTCGACCAGTCGCGCAAACTGGATGATGTACTCGCGGAACACGTAAGCCTGCGTTTTACTGGCCGACAGAAATATCTGGTTGTGGCCGGTCTTGAGCGCGCGCAGCAGCGCCTCGCGGGAGAAATAGAACGTCGCGCCAATCTGGCGGGATTTGAGAATATCGCGAATACGGTGCGCCAGCCCTGCGCGGTACCACTGCAACTGGTACTCGAAAGACTGGTCGAAAAATAATTCCTCCAGTTTCTCGATAGCCTCGTCGCTGAAAAAGTTCTTTTTCGGCTTTTTACGCTCGCCTTTGTTGCGGTTGGCGACATTGGGGTTTAGGTCGACCTCGTTGCCGGTCTGGCTGTAGCGGTTAACGCGCGCCAGTCGCTCAATCTGCCGCCCGAGCAGGTCAATTTCTTTGAAATCGCCGCCTGACTTTTGCGGCTTGGCGATGAGCTGAATCAGGCGCGCCTCAAGGCTGCTTTCGACGCGGGAAATCGGTGCGATACCGTCCCAGCCGTCGCGCTGCTTCCAGCTCTGCACGGTCGGGCGCTTGACCTGCAGCATTTCGGCAATCTGTGGCACGGAAAAGCCCTGCCAGTAAAGCAGCGATGCCTGCCGTCGCGGGTCATGCAACAAGGTTGTATCGGTGGAAATGGTCATTGATGCCTCGCCGTAGTGGGTTCAGGGCAAGGCTACTTAATGGCCGTCAGTGATTCGCTAAGGTGCTGTTGTGTGGGAGGTTGTCCAGTCGTCATTGGTGGTCTGGCGTGCCCTGAGTCTGGAAACTGGCGGTGACCAGTAACCCCAACCTCAGGACTCCTGACAATGGCAAAAAAAGTCTCAAAGTTCTTTCGCATCGGCGTCGAGGGTGATACCTGCGACGGGCGCATTATCAGCGCCAGCGATATTCAGGAAATGGCCGAAACCTACGACCCGCGCGTCTACGGTTGCCGTATCAACCTTGAACACCTGCGCGGCCTGCTGCCCGATGGCGTATTCAAGCGTTATGGCGATGTGGTCGAACTGAAAGCCGAGAAGATTGACGACGATTCTGCGCTTAACGGCAAATGGGCGTTGTTCGCTAAAATCACCCCGACCGATGACCTTATCGCGATGAATAAAGCCGCGCAGAAGGTCTACACCTCAATGGAAATTCAGCCGAATTTTGCCAATACCGGCAAATGCTACCTCGTCGGCCTTGCGGTCACCGATGACCCGGCGAGCCTCGGCACTGAATACCTCGAATTCTGCCGCAACGCGAAGCACAACCCGCTGCAGCGCTTTAAGGCCAACCCTGAAAACGTCTTTTCCGCTGCCACGCTGGCAGAGCTGGAATTTGAAGACGTTCCCGACACGGTGCTCAACAGCCTGGCCGACAAGGTGAAAGCCATTTTCAGCCGTAAGCAGGTCAGCGACGATGCGCGCCTGAATGATGTGCATGAGGCGGTGACCACCGTCAGCGAACATGTGCAGACCAACCTGACCAAACAGGACGAGCGCCTTTCCGCTATGGAAACCGCGTTTGCCACTTTCAAACAGGAACTGACCAGCAAGGTTGAAGAAACCAGCCAGGCATTTTCCGTCCTGAAAACCACCCTCGACAAAACCGAAAGTTTAAGCCAGCCGCGACGCACAAAAGCCAGCGGCGGTGGCGGCGATGAGCTGCTGACCGACTGCTGATAAACCGCGGACCGAAACCGGGCGGCAACCCCGCCCGATGCTGTGACTAACCGATTAATTCAAACAGGAAATACTATGCGTCAGGAAACCCGTTTTAAGTTCAATGCCTATCTGACCCAGCTCGCCAAACTGAACGGCATCAGCGTTGATGACGTCAGCAAAAAATTCACCGTCGAGCCGTCCGTCACGCAAACGCTGATGAACACCGTGCAGGCGTCATCCGCGTTTCTGCAGATGATTAACATTCTGCCGGTCGCAGAAATGAAGGGCGAGAAAATCGGCGTCGGTGTGACCGGCACCATCGCCAGCACGACCGACACCTCGGGCGACAAAGAGCGCCAGACAGCAGATTTCACCGCGCTTGAGTCCAACAAGTACGAGTGCAATCAGATTAACTTTGACTTCCACCTGACCTATAAACGCCTCGACCTGTGGGCGCGTTTTCAGGACTTCCAGCGCCGTATTCGCGACGCCATTGTCCAGCGTCAGGCGCTCGATTTCATCATGGCAGGGTTCAACGGTACCACCCGCGCTGATACCTCAGACCGCAGCAAAAACCCGATGCTGCAGGATGTGGCCGTCGGCTGGCTGCAGAAGTACCGCAACGAAGCCCCGGCGCGCGTGATGAGTAACATCACCGACGCTGACGGTAAGGTCGTTTCGGCGGTGATTCGTGTCGGTAAAAACGGCGACTATGAGAACCTCGACGCGCTGGTGATGGACGGTACTAACACCCTGATTGACGAGATTTATCAGGATGACCCGAAACTCGTTGCCATCGTTGGCCGTAAGCTGCTGGCTGACAAATATTTCCCGCTGGTCAACAAACAGCAGGAAAACACCGAGTCGCTCGCGGCGGATATCATCATCAGCCAGAAGCGCATCGGCAATCTGCCAGCCGTGCGTGTGCCGTACTTCCCGGCGAATGCGGTATTTGTGACCACGCTGGAAAACCTCTCTATCTACTTCATGGATGAGAGCCACCGCCGCAGCATTGATGAGAATCCGAAGAAAGACCGCGTGGAAAACTACGAGTCGATGAACATCGACTATGTGGTCGAAGCGTATGCCGCCGGTTGCTTGCTGGAAAACATCACCCTGGGCGATTTCACCGCACCTGCAGCACCGGAAAACGGAGCCTAAACCATGACGAGCCCCGCACAGCGTCACATGATGCGGGTCTCGGCCTCTCAAGCCGCGCAGCGGGAACAAGCCCCGCTGCGCCACGCAACCGCCTACGAGCAGATGCTGGTAAAGCTGGCCGATGACCGCCGCACGTTGAAAACCATCCGTTCAAACGAACTGAAAGCCGCGAAAAAGCGCGAGCTGCTGCCGTTCTATGCGCCGTGGGTTGCCGGTGTGCTGGCTGATGGCCGTGGCGCACAGGATGACATTCTGATGACCGTCATGCTGTGGCGTCTTGATGCCGGTGATATCGCTGGCGCGCTGGAGATTGCGCCCTACGCGCTGAAATACGACCTCACCTCTGACCATCGCCGCACCACGCCTTACATGCTGGTTGAGGAGGTGGCGCTTGCCGCGCTGCGCCTGCGCGATGCCGGTAAGCCTGTCGACCTCGCATTACTGCTGACCACCCTCAGCCTGACCGACGGCGCTGACGTTCCCGATATGGTGCGCGCCCGTCTGCATAAGGTGACTGGCCTGACCCTGCGCGATACCGGTAAGAACGCCGACGCGCTGGCGCAGTTTCAGCGCGCGATGCAGCTCGACCGCAATGCCGGTGTACGCAAAGAGATTGAGCGGCTGGAGCGCGCATTGAAGCCTAAGCCCGAGGCCGCGCCCCGTAAAACGACTAAACCGCGCACGCGCAAACCTGCCACCAAACCGGCGGCAAAGCGCGGGCGTCCACCAAAGGCGGTAAAAACCGCCGGTTAACTGAACGCTCCCCGAGCCGGGCGGCACGCCGGTCAAAGCGGGTTTTGACCCTGACGGCGACCGGCGTCCACCGCCCAACCTAATGAGGTTGTCATGACGACAGTAATACTGAATCAGCCCGACGAACCGCAGGACGTACCGGGCGTGGTGATTCCCGCACCGGAGACGGGCGACGCAGTGATTAAAAACACGTTCTTTTTCCCTGACGTGGATCCGAAGCGGGTGCGCGAGTTGATGCGCCTTGAGCAGACGGTTTCCGATGCGCGCCTGCGCAACGCCATCAAGACCGGCATGGCGGAAACCAATGCGGAGCTTTACGACTATCGGCTGCGCCAGATTGCTGCAGGGTTTAAGCAACTGGCCGACGTGCCTGACGCCGAGGAAATCGACGGCGAGAATGTGCGCGTTTTCCACTACCTGAGCGCCGTGACGGCGATGGCGACCGCCACCCTGTATGAGCGTTATCGCGGGGTTGAGGCCACCGGCAAGGGTGACAAAAAAGCCGACAGCGTCGAAACCACCATTGATGACCTGTGGCGGGATATGCGCTGGTCGGTCTCGCGCCTGCAGGATAAACCGCGCTGCATCGTGGGTCAGCTCTGATGAAAGTCTACGCGATGCAGGGCGATACCCTCGACGCGCTTTGCGCCCGGTATTACGGGCGCACTGAGGGTGTGGTCGAGACGGTGCTGCAGGCTAATCCCGGTCTGTCTGAGCTGGGCGTCATTCTGCCGCATGGCACGGCGATTGACCTGCCCGACGTTGAAACCTCACCCACGGCGGAGACCCTGAACCTATGGGACTGAGTATGGAAAAAATCACCACGTTTATCGCCTACTGGCTGGCCGTGGGTCTGGCGTATTTCGGGGCAATGTCGCCCGAAAAGCTGGCGCTGTATGTGGGTAGTCTGTGCGCCATTTTTACGGCGGCGGTGAATTTCTGGTACCGGCGCAAAACCTTTCGTTACCTGACCGAAATGGGAATCGACAAAGGGGTGACCCGTGAGCTCAATCGTTAAACGTTGCAGTGTGGCCGCAGTGCTGGCGCTGGCGGCACTGATGCCTGATTTTCGTCTGCTGAATACCTCGCCTGATGGTCTGGCGCTGATTGCCGACCTCGAAGGGTGTCGCCTGACACCTTACCAGTGTAGCGCGGGCGTGTGGACGTCAGGCATCGGCCACACTGCCGGGGTGGTACCGAAACGCGATATCACCGAGCGCGAAGCGGCGGCAAATCTGGTCGCCGACGTGCTGAATACCGAGCGCCGTCTCGCGGTCTGCGTGCCGGTCACCATGCCGCAACCTGTTTACGACGCGCTGGTCAGTTTCTCTTTTAACGTCGGCACCGGCGCAGCCTGTCGCTCGACGCTGGTCTCTTACATCAAGCGTCATCAGTGGTGGCAGGCATGCGACCAGCTTACCCGCTGGGTGTACGTCAATGGCACTAAAAACAAAGGGCTGGAAAACCGCCGCGCGCGGGAACTGGCGTATTGCATGAAAGGAGTAACCCAATGAAAAAATATTTACGTTCCCTGATGTTCGATGCCCTGCTGGCACTGGCGCTGCTTTGGGGACTGGCATCGCCGCAAAGCGCCGCCGTCAACTTTGTTGCCGCGTGGGCGCTGTTTGGCAGTTTCATCTGCATTACGGCGAGCGTCGCCGGTGTGGTCGCTTATGAGCACTGGCTGCGAAATACGGGCAAAAATATTCCCGTCAATCCAGACCTGATGAAAGTATTTCGCGCCGTCTTTTGCCGTAAGCCCTCTCAGGGGCGTCGGGCATGGTCTCTCATTATTTTCTCTGTTACCACGGGCTGTCTGCTTGGGGCTGGCTGGATCCTTACTGCTCTGATTTACCTGATTTGTATGCTGACCTTTAAGGCCGTTCGCGAGACCTACCGCCAGCGCATTGAGGGGGCTGGTCTGTGTCCAGAGTCATTGTGATGTTTCTGGCCTCTGCGCTGTTGCTGGCTGTGCTTGGGCTGCTGTGGTTGCGCCATGAGAACGGCAATTTATCCCGCTCCTTTGAGACAGCAAACCGCGTTGCGAGCGAACAAAAGACGACGATTGGCATGCTGAAAAATCAGCTCAGTGTTGCCGGTCAGCTTGCCAGACGTAATGAATCTGCGCAGGTGGCACTGCGTGAACAGCTCGCAAAGGCCAGCGAGGAAGCCAGCCGCCGCGAGCAGACGATAACGAGGTTACTTAATGAAAATGAAGCCTTTCGCCGCTGGTATAACGCTGCTTTACCTGATGTTGTGCGTCGGCTGCACACCCGCACCGCCTGCGCCAGCGCCGGTGATTGTGGTCAGCGGATGCCCGAGGGTGAGCCTTTGCCCGATGCCGGGAAGTGACCCGAAAACAAATGGTGACCTGAGCGCGGATATCCGCCGCCTTGAGGGCGCGCTGACCGCCTGCGCGCTGCAGGTTAAAACCGTCAAACACTGTCAGGATGAACTCGATGCAGAAGCACAAAAGCCTGCGCAAAGCGCTGATTAACGCCGTGCCGCAGCTCCGAAACAACCCCGATATGCTGCGTCTGTTTGCCGACAACGGCCATACCGATTCCCGACTGGCGAGCTCGCTGTCGTTTGAAAAGGTGTACGTGCTTAACGTGGTGGTGACCGACTTCACCGGCGACCTCGATTTGATATTCGTGCCGGTGCAGGCGTGGCTGCGTGAACATCAGCCGGACATTATGACCACCGACGACGGGCGGGAAAAAGGATTCACCTGGATTATTGATATCAATAACGACGATTCGCTCGATATCAGTATCAGCCTGAAGCTCACCGAGCGCACGCTCGTCAAAGAGGTCGACGGCGCGCTGCACGTCAGCTATGCCCCTGAGCCGCCGCTGCCTGAGCCGGTGACGCGCCCGGTCGAGCTGTACGTTAACGGCGAACTGGTGAGTAAGTGGGATGAGTGAGTTAACCGCGCTGCAGGAACGTCTTGCCGGTCTGATTGCCAGCCTGTCACCGGCAGCGCGTCGGCAAATGGCGGCTGAGATTGCGAAAAAGCTGCGTAGCAGTCAGCAACAACGTATCAAGCGCCAGCAGGCACCCGACGGCACCCCGTATGCCGCGCGAAAGCGCCAGCCGGTGCGGAGCAAGAAAGGCCGCATTAAGCGCGAAATGTTCGCCAAACTGCGCACTAATCGCTTTATGAAAGCCAAAGGCAGCGACAGTGCGGCGGTGGTGGATTTTACCGGCAAGGTGCAGCGCATGGCGCGGGTGCATCAGTACGGGCTCAAAGACCGGCCAAACCGAAACAGCCGGGATGTGCAGTACGAGGCGCGCCCTTTGCTCGGTTTCACCCGCGACGATGAGCAGATGATTGAAGACGTCATTATCAGGCACCTCGGCAAATAAATATTGTGTGAACCACCACCGGAGCCGCGCGAATTGGCGCGGTTCCAGACCAGAGGCATCCTTGCACTATGAATACGTTATCCACGATACAGGAGCTCGCGCGTGCGATTCGCAACCTCATCCGCTCAGGTGTGGTGACTGAGGTTGATACCGTGCAGGGGCTGTGCCGCGTACAAAGCGGCGGGATCCAGACTACATGGCTGAACTGGCTGACCACCCGCGCCGGTCGTTCGCGGACGTGGTGGGCTCCCTCGGTCGGTGAGCAGGTTCTGCTGCTGGCAATCGGTGGCGAGCTTGATACCGCTTTCGTTCTGCCGGGTATTTTCTCCGACGATAACTCCGCCCCCTCTGCCTCGGCGGATGCGTGGCATGTGGTTTTCCCTGATGGTGCGGTCATGGAGTACGAGCCCGAGACTAGTGCGCTGACGGTGACTGGCATCAAAACTGCCGACGTGACGGCATCGGAATCCATCACCGCAACCGTGCCGCTGGTACTGGTGAAAGCATCGACCAGTATCACCCTCGACACCCCTGAGGTGATTTGCACCAATAAGCTGACGACGGCGACGCTTGAGGTGCAAAAGGGCGGCACGATGAAAGGCAATATCGAGCATACCGGCGGGTCACTGTCATCTAATGGCAGGGTGCTCCACACCCATAAACACCCCGGCGACAGCGGCGGGCAAACGGGGGCACCGATATGACAGCGCGTTATCAGGGTATGAACCGAAATACCGGCCTCGGCATCAGCGACACTGAGCACATCAGCCAGAGCATGCGCGACATACTGCTGACGCCGGTCGGCTCGCGGGTGATGCGCCGTGAATATGGCTCGCTTCTGTCGGCGCTGATTGATATGCCGCAAAACCCGGCGCTCAGGCTGCAAATTATGGTGGCGTGCTATTCGGCTATCCAGAAGTGGGAGCCGCGCATCAGGCTTACCGCCATCAACTTTGAGACCGGCGACGCTGGCGAAATGTATGTTGATATTACCGGGATGCGTACCGATACCGGTGCGTCAGTTTCAACCACTGTTTCACTGAGTTAAATCACTATGGCAACCGTTGACCTGAGTCAGTTACCCGTTCCCGATGTGGTTGAGGAACTGGACTATGAAACTATCCTTGCGGAACGCATTGCGACGCTGATTTCGCTCTATCCCGAAGACCAGCAGGAGGCCATTGCCCGGACGCTCACACTTGAGTCAGAGCCGATTGTTAAGCTGCTGCAGGAAAACGCCTACCGTGAAGTTATCTGGCGTCAGCGCGTCAATGAATCAGCACGCGCAGTCATGCTGGCTTATGCCATAGACAGTGACCTCGATAATATCGGGGCGAATTTCAATGTTGAGCGTCTTGTCGTTACGCCTGCTGATGACACCACCATTCCACCCACCCCGGCGGAAATGGAGCTCGACGCCGATTATCGCCTGCGCATACAGCAGTCATTTGAAGGAATGAGCGTGGCGGGCTCTACGGGTGCCTATGAATTTCATGGCCGTAGTGCTGACGGGCGTGTCGCTGATATTTCTGTTATCAGCCCTTCCCCCGCGTGCGTCACGATATCTGTGCTCTCGCGTGAGAATAACGGCGCGGCGTCTGATGAACTACTGAGCATTGTGCGCAATGCACTTAATGGTGAGGACGTGAGGCCGGTTGCTGACCGTGTAACGGTGCAGTCAGCTCAGATTGTTGATTACCAGATACGCGCAACGCTTTTCATTTATCCGGGACCGGAAAGTGAGCCGATTCGCGCAGCGGCTGAGGCGAAGCTCAAAGCCTATGCCAGCGCTCAACACCGGTTAGGGCGGGATATTCGCCTGTCTGCCATCTATGCCGCGTTACATGTTGAGGGGGTGCAGCGTGTCGAGCTGGCAGCACCAGTGGCTGACATTGTGCTTGATAAAACGCAGGCCTCCTTTTGCACAGACTATCAGATAGTGATTGGTGGCTCCGATGAGTGATGCGCGCCTGTTACCTGCAGGCTCATCGCCTCTTGAGGTGGCTGCTGCCCGAGCCTGCGCAGATATTGAAAACACACCCATTCCGTTACGCCGCCTGTGGAGCCCTGACACCTGTCCTGCAAACCTTTTGCCGTGGCTGGCGTGGGCGTTTTCCGTTGACCGGTGGGATGAGAACTGGCCGGAAGAAACCAAGCGTGACGTTATTCGCAGTGCGTATTACATCCACTGCCACAAAGGGACAATAGGCGCAGTCCGGCGTGTGGTTGAGCCGCTCGGTTACGTCATTAACGTTACTGAGTGGTGGGAGAATGACGACCCGGCGGGCACTTTTCGTCTTGATATCGGTGTACTGGAAAGCGGCATCACCGAAGAAATGTATTTAGAAATGGAACGGTTAATTGCGGATGCAAAACCTGCCAGCCGACACCTGATTGGTCTGAATATTATCCAGGACATAGCGGGCTATATGTACACCGGCGGTGTGGCATATGACGGCGACATTATTACGGTTTACCCGGAAGAGTGAGGAATAATGAGCAAAAAATTCAAAACAATTATTACCACTGCCGGTGCTGAAAAGCTGGCTGCTGCCACTGTGCCGGGTGGTAAAAAAGTGAACCTTACTGCGATGGCTGTCGGTGATGGTGGCGGCACGCTGCCGGAGCCAAGCGCCGGTCAGACAAAGCTCATTAATGAAGTCTGGCGTCATGCGCTGAATAAAATCAGCCAGGACAACAAAAAGAAAAACTATATCGTGGCAGAGCTGGTCATCCCTCCTGATGTGGGAGGCTTCTGGACGCGCGAGCTGGGGCTGTATGATGATGCAGGCGCGCTGATTGCCGTTGCCAATATGGCTGAAAGTTACAAGCCGAAGCTGGCCGAGGGGTCGGGGCGTGCGCAGGCCTGTCGCATGGTGATTATTGTCAGCAACGTTGACTCGGTAGAGTTGTCCATTGATGCAACAACGGTGATGGCAACGCAGGATTATGTCGACGACAAACTCGCCGAACATGAAAAATCACGCAATCACCCCGACGCCACGCTGAATGAAAAGGGTTTTGTGCAGCTCAGTAGCGCCACAGACAGCGTGTCTGAGAGCCTCGCGGCGACGCCGAAAGCAGTTAAGGAGGCGTATGACCTTGCTAAAGGTAAATATACGGCTCAGGACGCGAGCACAGCGCAAAAGGGCATTGTGCAACTCAGTAGCGCAACTGATAGCAGTGACGAAGGGAAGGCTGCAACCCCGAAAGCGGTTAAGGCTGCGTATGACCTTGCGAATGGTAAATATACAGCTCTGGATGCGAGCACAACGCAAAAGGGTATTGTTCGCCTCAACAGTGCAATTGACAGTGATGCTGAAAATCTTGCAGCAACATCGAAAGCAGTAAAAATAGCGATGGAAAATGCAAATGCAAGACTCGCTAAAGACAGAAATGGCGGCGACATTCCTAATAAGCAGTTATTTATTCAAAACATAGGCATGCAGGATACTGTAAATAAAGCTGACGGTGCTATTCAGAGGTCCGGCGACAACATGACAGGCCCTCTTGGTCTCACACGAACATCCTCCTTTGGTGTGGCTACTGAGAACACGCTCGGTGGAAATTCCATTGCCATCGGTGACAGCGATTCAGGGTTTAAGTCAAATGGTGACGGTAACATTGCGCTGATGGCAAATAGTGTTCTTGCCGGGTATTTCTCGGAAAATGAATTACAGCATCACGAAAAGGTACTGACAAAAATCTTTCGGGCTATTTCAACCGGAAACGCGACAGAGGGGGCTGGAGGGTTTGGTTCTCAACTTACCAGCGGAGCACCATTTTATAGCCCGGCAATAGTGCGTCAAAATAATGATAACAATTACTTTCCTTTATGGAAGCAAATTGTAAGTCTTCAGTCAGGTTATCCGGTAGCTGCGTCAATGGGATTACTCACTACAGGAGAGCCGAATTTCCCACAAATTGTGCTCCATGCGAAAACAGATTTTGAGGTTAACGATAAACTTTGGGTTTTTGATGTTGCAACAGGTGAGCTGCGCTCTCCAGCACTAATTAAAGCTGGAGAGGCTGTTTTAAACACAAACGGAGATATTAGTGGCTCCGCATGGGGTGGGGCGCTAACAAACTGGCTCAATAGTCAACTCGCTACTCGCGACGCAAATATTAATGCGCGTGCCACGGTAGACTGGGTTAATAGTCAACTCGCTACTCGCGACGCAAATATTAATGCGCGTGCCACGGTAGACTGGGTTAACAGCAATTTTAATAAGAAAAACACGGCTACATTAGGTTTCTCAGGCTGGAGTCGTGATGAGTCAACGGGGCTGATTATGCAGTGGGGTAATGTGGATAATGCCAGGGGAACCTACTCGTTCCCAAGGGCATTCAATGACACCTGCTTTGCCGTCTTTGCCACAAATAAAGATGGGCAGGGCGGCGCGATTGATAACGCTTATGGTTATCCGGTAAGCAAAACGCAATTCTATCTGGCCAGCAAAGCGAACTCTGGCGCTGATACAGCATACGGCATTTCATGGTTTGCACTGGGGTACTGATAATGACTGAACAATATTACTACAGCTATTCGGCGAAAGGTTTTTTCTGGCTGTGTGAAGATGAGCTAAAGGGGAATGATATTCCCGCTGACCTTATACCCGTCAGCGAGGAAGAGCACGCCGCAATGTTTCTTGGTCAGGAACGGGGTAAATACATTAACCATACGCCTGATGGACCAGTTCTGGTTGACCAGCCGGATTACTCGCCAGAAGAACTCATTGCGCAGGCGGAAAGCAAAAAGTCACGTCTGATGCAGACGGCTAACGCAGAGATTGCTCCATTGCAGGATGCGGTTGATTTGGGGATTGCGACGACAAAAGAGATTGCCGCGTTGTCTGAATGGAAGAAATACCGGGTTATGCTGATGCGTATTGATTGTCGGGCGATTCCTGATATTAACTGGCCTGACGCACCGGTATGAAAGAAGCGGGTTAAACCCGCTTTCTTTTTACCCTGCTGTTGTATCACCCCTTGCCCAACGCCGACAAATAGCCCACCGTTACAGCACAACAGAAAATACGCTCACCCCTTAACCACGGAGTTAACCGGATGAGTGATTTTCACCACGGCGTACAGGTGCTTGAAATTAACGACGGCACCCGCGTCATTTCCACTGTTTCGACCGCTATCATCGGCATGGTCTGCACGGCAAGTGATGCGGATGCGAAGCTATTCCCCCTCAATGAGCCGGTACTGATTACCAATGTGCAAAGCGCCATTGCGAAAGCCGGTAAAAAAGGCACGCTGGCAGCCTCTCTGCAGGCCATCGCCGACCAGGCTAAACCTGTCACTATCGTTGTGCGCGTTGCCGAAGGTACCGGAGACGACGCAGAAGCGCAGACCGTTACCAACATCATCGGTGGCACTGATGAGAACGGCAAATACACCGGTATTAAAGCGCTGTTGACTGCCGAAGCGGTTACCGGCGTTAAGCCGCGTATTCTCGGCGTGCCGGGTCTCGATACGCAGGAGGTGGCGGTCGCACTTGCGTCAGTCGCTATCAAACTGCGCGCATTTTGCTATGTCAGCGCGTGGGGCTGTAAAACCATTTCCGAGGCGATGGCCTATCGCGAGAATTTCAGCCAGCGCGAACTGATGGTCATCTGGCCTGACTTCCTCGCATGGGATACCACCGCAAATGCCACCGCCACGGCATACGCCACCGCCCGCGCACTCGGTCTGCGTGCCTACATCGACCAGGCTATCGGCTGGCACAAAACGTTGTCTAACGTTGGCGTGCAAGGTGTCACCGGCATCAGCGCCTCAGTCTTTTGGGATTTGCAGGCATCCGGCACCGATGCTGACCTGCTCAACGAGGCCGGGGTCACAACGCTGGTGCGCAAGGATGGCTTCCGCTTTTGGGGAAACCGCACCTGCTCTGATGACCCGCTTTTCCTGTTTGAGAACTACACCCGCACCGCGCAGGTACTGGCCGACACGATGGCTGAGGCGCACATGTGGGCGGTCGATAAACCAATCACTGCATCGCTCATCCGTGACATTGTCGACGGTATTAACGCCAAATTCCGCGAGCTGAAATCTAACGGCTACATCGTGGACGGCGAATGCTGGTTCGACGAGGAATCGAACGACAAGGAAACCCTCAAAGCCGGGAAACTGTATATCGACTACGACTATACACCGGTTCCCCCACTGGAAAGCCTGACCCTGCGCCAGCGTATCACCGATAAATATCTGGTGAATCTGGCCGAATCGGTCAACAGCTAAGGAGCCTGAAACAACATGGCACTACCCCGCAAACTTAAATATCTGAACATGTTCAATGACGGCCTTAGCTACATGGGCGTTGTTGAGTCCGTGACGCTGCCGAAGCTGACCCGCAAGCTCGAAAACTATCGCGGCGGCGGCATGAATGGCGCGGCGGCGATTGACCTCGGTCTCGATGATGATGCCCTCACCGTTGAATGGTCTGTCGGTGGCCTGCCTGATGTGGCGCTGTGGGCGCAGTATGCCGCGCCGGGCGCTGATGCCGTGCCGCTGCGTTTTGCTGGTTCTTACCAGCGTGACGACACTGGCGAAATCGTTGCGGTCGAGGTGGTCATGCGTGGCCGTCATAAAGAAATCGACGGCGGTGAAAATAAGCAGGGTGAAAACACCTCGACCAAACTGTCGACCGTTTGCACCTATTACCGCCTCACGATTGATGGTAGCGACATTATCGAAATCGACACCGTCAACATGGTCGAGAAGGTGAACGGCGTCGACCGTCTGGAGCAGCACCGCCGCGCAATCGGGCTGCTGTAATTCCCTGACCGGTCAGTACCGCTGGCCGGTTATTACTCCTATTCAAAGCAGAGAAAAACATCATGGCAAAAGCACCACGCAAAACCCCTGAATTTGTTGATACGGCTGGCAATGAAATTGACACCGTAAACCCGAACGTCGTGACCCTCGACAAGCCGATTAAGCGCGCCGGTCAGACGATTGATAAAGTCACCCTGATTGAGCCGAACGCCGGTACCCTGCGCGGTGTCAGTCTGGCGGCGGTGGCGCAGTCTGAGGTCGATGCGCTGATTAAAGTCCTGCCCCGCATGACCTATCCAGCGCTCACCACGCAGGAACTGACCGCGATGAACCTGCCCGACATGCTGTCGCTGGCCGCTAAGGTGATTGGTTTTTTGTCACCGGCTTCGGCGGAGTAGATTTCCCGCCCGACCTGTCGACCGATGACCTGATGGCGGATATCGCGGTGATATTCCACTGGCCGCCATCAGAGCTCTATTCCCTGAGCCTGACCGAGCTCATCACATGGCGCGAAAAGGCGCTGCAGCGTAGCGGAAACCACAATGAGTAATAACCTGAGGCTTGAGGTATTGCTGAAAGCGGTCGACCAGGCGACCCGACCGCTTAAATCCATCCAGAATGCGAGTAAAACCCTCTCGGGTGATATTCGCGACACACAAAAAGGGCTGCGTGACCTGAACGGTCAGGCATCGAAAATCGACGGCTTTCGTAAGGCAAGCGCGCAACTGGCCGTAACCAGCCAGTCGCTTGAGAAAGCGAAACGCGAAGCCGGTGAACTGGCCGTGCAGTTTAAAAACACCACCAGTCCGACCCGGGCGCAGGCGCAGGCACTCGACGCTGCAAAGCGTGCCGCCTCTGAGCTGCAGACGAAATACAACAGCCTGAGAACGTCAGTACAGCGCCAGCGCTCCGAGCTGATGCAGGCTGGTATTAATACCCGCACCCTGTCAGCTGATGAGCGTCGGCTCAAAACTTCCATCAGCGAAACGACGGCGCAGCTTAATCGACAGCGCGAGGCACTGGCGCGCGTCAGTGCGCAGCAGGCGAAATTAAGCCGGGTGAAAGAGCGATATAAATCAGGTAAAGAGCTTGCCGGTAACATGGCTGCAGCCGGTGCTGCCGGGGTCGGTATCGCGACAGCGGGAACGATGGCCGGGGTTAAATTACTGATGCCCGGTTATGACTTTGCGCAGAAAAATTCCGAGCTGCAGGCCGTGCTCGGGGTCGATAAGCAGTCGCCAGAAATGGAGGCGCTACGCAAACAGGCGCGCCAGCTCGGCGACAATACTGCAGCCTCTGCCGATGATGCTGCGAGCGCGCAAATCATCATTGCGAAAAGCGGCGGTGACGCTGCTGCCATTCAGGCGGCGACGCCGGTCACGCTGAATATGGCGCTGTCAAACAGGCGCTCTATGGAGGAAAACGCTGCGCTGCTGACCGGGATGAAATCAGCGTTTCAGCTTTCAAACGACAAGATTGCTCACATTGGCGACGTTCTCTCGATGACGATGAACAAAACCGCCGCCGATTTTGACGGACTGAGCGACGCGCTGACCTATGCCGCGCCGGTGGCGAAAAATGCCGGGGTGAGCATTGAGCAAACCGCCGCAATGGTCGGTGCGCTGCACGACGCCAAAATCACCGGGTCAATGGCGGGTACGGGTAGCCGCGCCATTCTCAGCCGCCTGCAGGCTCCCACCGGAAAAGCGTTTGAGGCCATTAAGGAACTCGGCGTCAAAACGTCCGACAGCAAGGGGAACACGCGCCCGATATTCTCTATCCTGAAAGAAATGCAGCGCAGCTTTGAGAAAAACAACCTCGGGACAAGCCAGCGCGGCGAGTATATGAAAACCATTTTCGGCGAGGAGGCCAGCTCGGCGGCGGCGGTGCTTATGGAGGCAGCCTCAAGCGGCAAACTTGACCGGCTCACTGCCGCGTTTAAAGCCTCGGACGGTAAAACCGAGGAACTTGTTAAGGTTATGCAGGATAACCTCGGCGGCGACTTTAAAGAGTTCCAGTCGGCTTATGAGGCAGTCGGTACCGACCTTTTTGACCAGCAAGAGGGCTCGCTGCGTAAACTCACCCAAACCGCCACACAATACGTTTTAAAGCTCGACGGCTGGATCCAGAAAAACAAAGGTCTGGCGACAACTATCGGCATTATTGCCGGTGGCGCACTTGCTCTGATTGGTATCATCGGCGGCATTGGTCTCGTTGCGTGGCCGGTTGTCATGGGGATTAACGCCATTATCGCCGCTGCTGGCGTGTTGGGTACGGTCTTTACTGTTGCTGGTAGTGCCATTGTGACAGCGCTCGGTGCGATTACCTGGCCAATTGTGGCCGTCGGTGCGGCGATTGTGGCCGGGGCGCTACTCATCCGCAAATATTGGGAGCCCATCAGCGCATTTTTCTCGGGGGTGATTGAGGGCATCATGAGCGCCTTTGCACCGGTCGGGGAAATGTTCGCTCCACTGGCTCCAATCTTTGACGGACTCGGTGAGAAGCTGCGCGGCGTCTGGCAATGGTTTAAAGACCTGATTGCCCCGGTCAAGGCCACGCAGGAGACGCTTGATAGCTGCAAAAATGTCGGCGTTATTTTTGGTCAGGCACTGGCCTCTGCCTTGATGGCTCCGCTCAATGTTTTTAACAAGCTGCGCAGCGGTGTCGACTGGCTTCTCGAAAAACTCGGCATCATCAACAAAGAATCGGACAGCCTCGACCAGACTGCCGCCAAAACCAACGCTGCCACGCAGAGTAATTCCTACATCCCGGCAACCAACACATATGGCGGCTATCAGGCTTATCAGCCAGTTACCGCACCGGCGGGGCGCTCATACATTGACCAGAGCAAAAGCGAATACAACATCACTCTGCCGGGAGGTGTTGCGCCGGGGCATCAGCTTGATAGACAGCTACGCGACACGCTCGAACAGATTGAGCGCGAAAAGCGTGCGCGTCAGCGTGCCAGTATGGGCCATGACTGAGAGGAATAAACGATGATGCTTGCGCTTGGAATGTTTGTGTTTGAACGCCGCACCCTGCCTTATCAGTCGATGCAACACTCGAAAGATTATCGCTGGGCGTCTAATGACCGGGTCGGTAAACCTCCTGCATATCAGTTTCTCGGCGAGGGGGAGAACTCGATCCAGCTTGCCGGTACGCTTTACCCTGCTATTACCGGCGGTCGCATATCCCTGCTGGCTGTTGAGCTGATGGCCGACGAGGGCAGAGCATGGCCGCTTATTGAGGGAACCGGCAATATCTTCGGGATGTATATCGTCGATAAGGTGTCGACCACGCATGCCGAGTTTTTCAGCGACGGCGCGGCCAGAAAGATTGATTTCACCCTTTCGCTGAAACGGGTCGACGAATCACTGACGGCAATGTTTGGCGACCTGAATAAGCAGGCAAGCGAGCTACTCGGCTCTGCCGGTAATCTGACTGATAAGCTGCAGGGTGCGCTCGGAGGACTAACCGCATGATTACGGGCATGACCATTGACGCCGGTACCAGCCTTGCACCGGCATTTATGCTGACGCTGAACAGTCAGGACATTACCAGCAATTTTAGTGACCGGCTGATTTCTCTCACCATGACCGACAACAGGGGCTTTGAGGCTGACCAGCTCGACATTGAGCTCGACGACACCGACGGCAAAGTCGAGTTACCCCTGCGCGGGGCTGTGCTGACGCTGTGGCTTGGCTGGCAGGGTTCGGCACTTCTGAATAAGGGTGATTTCACGGTCGATGAGATTGAGCATCGGGGCGCGCCTGATACCCTTACCATCCGGGCGCGTAGTGCAGATTTTCGCGGAACGCTCAATTCACGGCGTGAAGAATCATGGCACGACACCACCCTCGGTGAGCTGGTCAGCACCATTGCAAAGCGCAATAAACTGACGGCCAGTGTCGCGGATTCGCTGAAAAAAATACCGGTACCGCATATCGACCAGTCGCAGGAGTCCGACGCCGTATTTCTGACCCGGCTGGCTGACCGCAATGGGGCGGCGGTGTCAGTGAAAGCGGGTAAACTCCTGTTTCTGAAAGCCGGTAGTGCGATGACGGCCAGTGGTAAGCCCGTCCCGCAAATGACCCTGACCCGCAGCGATGGCGACCGTCATCAGTTTGCCATTGCTGACCGTGGTGCTTACACCGGCGTAACAGCAAAATGGTTGCACACCAAAGACCCGAAGCCGCAAAAGCAAAAAGTGACGCTGAAACGTAAGCCAAAAGAGAAGCACCTGCGCGCACTGGAGCATCCGAAAGCAAAGCCGGTCAGCAAAAAGACAAAGGCCAAAAAAGAGCCGGAAGCGCGTGAGGGTGAGTATATGGCCGGTGAGGCTGATAACGTGCTGGCGCTGACGACGGTCTACGCATCAAAGGCGCAGGCGATGCGCGCAGCTCAGGCTAAATGGGATAAGCTGCAGCGAGGCGTTGCGGAGTTTTCAATTACGCTGGCGCTTGGTAGGGCTGATTTATTCCCTGAGACACCTGTGCGTGTGTCAGGCTTTAAGCGCGTCATAGACGAGCAATCATGGTTAATCAGTAAGGTGACTCACAATCTGAATAATAGCGGCTTCACGACGGGCTTAGAGCTTGAGGTTAAACTCTCTGATGTGGAGTACAGCGCGGAATCGGATGATGAATAA